TCAAGGCAATTATGCAGCAGGAAAAAATGGAATTCTCAATTCTGATTTTAACATTTGGCAGCGTGGAACAACCGCAACATCAACAACGGACGGCTATCAAGCCGATCGCTGGTACAACTACAAAACAGGCATAAATGTGACAGTTTCACAACAAACGACTGCTTTACAAAACCTTCCAAATTGCGCCAGATTTCAAAGAGTATCGGGTCAAACTGGAACTTCATCTGTTGCATTTGCACAAATGTTTGAAAACGCGCAAAGCGTAACTTATGCAAATCAAACAATTACAATCTCTTTTTGGGCTAGAAAAGGCGCAGATTATTCAGCCGCGTCCAGTTTATTATCTTGGCGTTTAATTACTGGCACAGGTTCATCAACCGTCAATGTTTTTACAAGTGGTTACACATCACAAGCAACAACAGGCACAGGTTCAGTGACATTAACAACATCTTGGCAACGATTCTCAGTAAATGTTACGATTCCGTCTACTACGACACAGATGAGTTTTTATTTTCTTACTAATTTTGTTGGAACTGCTGGAACTAATGATTATTTTGAAGTTACAGGCGTTCAATTAGAAATAGGCTCAGTTGCGACCGCTTTTCAAACTGCAACAGGAACACTTCAAGGAGAATTAGCCGCTTGTCAGCGTTACTATTTCCGAACAACTGCTACGACACTTTACCAAAGATTTACTCCTTCCAGTCCCGCGGGTTCTGCAACTAACATTTATGCGGCTAGTTTTTTTCTGCCAGTACAAATGCGTGTAAAGCCAACAGTAATTGATTTTTCTAGTTTGATTTGGTATGACGGCGTAACTGTAGGCAATTCAATTACCGCACTGACACTTTCTACTGATGGAACTGCAATAAATGCGGCTTTAGATGTTACTTCAACTGGTATGACTCAATACCGTCCAATCAATTTAATGAGTAGTACAACAAGCGGTTACTTAGGAGTTGGAGCAGAACTATGATGAACACTGAAATAATTACGGTTGAGAATACAGACGGCACAACTACAGAACACGTCATTATTGACCGTGGCAACGGGGAATTCACCTCAATGACTAAGTCTTACTATGACCAGCAACAAGCGGAACAATCCACACCAATTGTGACGGCTGATGAGTAACTACCCAGACGGCACAAACGCCAGGTTGATCGAGGTTGCAGCAGCTGAGGTTGGCACGATCGAGGAAGGCGACAACCTTACAAAGTACGGCAAATTTACGAAGGCAGACGGGTTGCCCTGGTGCGGTTCATTTGTTAATTGGTGTGCTGCACAAGCTGGCATCAAACTTCACAGCGTTGTTGGCACAGCTGTTGGCGCACATAAATTTAAGGAAATGCAACGCTGGTCAGGTATGCCGCAGCTCGGCTATTTGGCTTTCATGGACTTCCCACATGACGGCGTAGATCGTATTTCACACATTGGCATTGTTGTCGGACTCATTGACACAAAAACATGTTTAACAATCGAAGGCAACACCAGCGGCACAGGCGATCAACGCAATGGCGGCATGGTCATGGTTAAGGTCAGGTCATACGGAGAAGGCAAAGAGATCGTCGGTTTTGGCATACCAAAGTTTGTGCCATACAAAGGCGAATTTCCAAAGGTAGATGCACCCGCTGCAAAAGCAGCCGCAGTCAAAAAGGAGAGCAAAAAATGGAACAAGCAAAAGCCGTAGCAGCCTCATGGGCACGCTCATTTATGGCAGCAGCACTTGCCCTTTACATGGCAGGTGTTACCGACCCAAAGACACTAGCAATGGCAGGCGTGGCAGCTGTTGCGCCAGTGATCTTGCGTTGGCTTAATCCAAACGACAAAAGTTTTGGCAACTTGGGGAAGTAGCCAGAAACTCGCAGCGGCAGGGTTGGTTTGGGCACTTGCACTAATCCTGACCGCTTGTGGGTATCAAGGCTGGGTACGTTATGAGTGCCAAAAATACGAAAATTGGTCTAAGCCAGAGTGCAAAAAACCGCAATGCCTCCCCACTGGAACGTGTACTGACGACATACTTGGATTCCCAACACGACAAACCGACACGCCGTAGGACACCTGAGGACGTACACGCACAGCTCATTTTGATTATTGGTTCAACACTAGCTGCGGTGTTTTTGATCGTAACCGTTGGCATTACCTACGCGCTGATTTTTGTTACGCAGCCGATAGGGGCACAAGCACCCAACGACGCTGCATTTATAGATTTACTCAAAACACTTGCGATCTTTTTAACAGGTTCGCTAGGCGGTGTCCTGGCTGGCAATGGACTCAAATCCAAGCAAAAGTCAGGTGACACGCCGACAAACACGCAAGGTTCTTGACCGCGCGCCAATCATGCGTCACCCTGAGTTCAGGTGGTAGTCCTATCACCAAGAATCGGGAGATTTCAAAATGGTACTTGATCTATTAGACCCAGAGACTTTGGGTCGTTTGGTTGGCGTAATTTTTCTCATGGTGTTAGGCGGCGCAGCTGGTTATGCCAAAGGCTTCAAGGAAGGCAAGCGCGAAGGCATGGCACGTCGTAAAGCGATCAGCCGTCACATGTCAAACAAGGTGGCGGACTAATGACACTATTGGAAACAACAATCAAATGCAGTAGGTGTGAAGCAGATACACCAGAGTCAGAAGTTATTGAAGTCCACGCATGGTGGTTGTGCGGTATCTGTTATGACGAGGTGTGATCATGGCATTTTTAGATAACTACGAAGGCAACAAAGAGCGCACAGATCGCTGGATAGCAACATACCCAGAAGGTCGTTTGCAGGCACACATTGTCGAGTTTAACGCGGAAAAAGGCTACATACTCATACAGGCTAAGGCTTGGCGCAATCAGTTAGAGATCGAGCCAGCAGGCATTGATTATGCTTATGGTTTTATTGCAGCTTACAACCCAAACATGAAACGCTGGTTTGTCGAGGACACTACGACTTCAGCTTTGATGCGTGTCATGGCATTGGTTATGGGTGGCACAGAGAAGGCAACGCGCGAAACAATGGAACAGGTGGAGAAGCTATCAACAAAGGTCGCCACAGCTGATGTAAAGGCTGATTACGACTATTGGACGACAAAGCATGGAGATGTGCCTAGTTATGCCACAGCAGCAGAAGCCGAACAATCAGGCATACCGTCGCTGGGTTCATCAATTGATGAAATCGCAAATCAATTGGGTGGTCAATTAGTCGAGGAAAAGCCACGCTGCGAGCATGGTAGCCGCGTTTGGAAAACAGGCGAGTCAGCCAAAACTGGTAAGGCTTGGGGCGGGTATTTCTGCACCGAGAAATCCAAAGCAAATCAGTGTGACCCAGTTTGGTATCAGTTAGGCAGCACAGGGCAATGGGTGGTGCGTCTTGGCTGATTACATGGAGATGATCGATCTTAAAACAATGACAAGCAAACTGCTATGCAATGGTGAATTGGTTGCTGAGTACAAAGTAGAGCAATGCGACAAATGCTCACAGATCACAAAACTTGACTCGTTTGGCTATCAAAAAGGCTATGACGCACACGAAAAAGTCATTTGGTTTTGCGGTGGTTGCAGGTGAAAATTAAGCTCACGCAAAAAGAGCAATTTACATGTCACGCAGCTGCTTTAACTCTTGCCTTAAAAAATGAGAATTACAACAAAGCTGGTTATTGGACAATACCGCAGGACAAGAATTTGCATGAGTGGCTCGCAAATGATGCTGAGGCGATAGGCAGCGAGTGGGTTGTGGCAAAATACTTTGGTCTTAACTTTGACCCATTTATGCAAAAAGGTAAACGCATAGCAGACGTTGGCAAAGGCTTAGAAATCAAATGGACAAGCTACGCCAGTGGGCAATTGATTATTTATGAATACGATCGACCAACTGACGTTGCTGTTTTAGTTACTGGCAAATCACCCGATTACTACATAGCAGGCTGGATACCAGTGGCAATGGCACAAAAACCCAGATACCGACACACCAAACAGCCAACCTGGTGGGTCACGCAGCTTAATTTGCAACCGATCGAAAATCTAAGGAAATCCAATTATGCACATACAATTTGAGTGTCGCATTTGCAAAAAAGTAACGAAGCAAGTTATACACAAAATCACGGACAATTTGCCACAAGGCGTGGAGGTTATCCAATGCACAAAATGTGAGGTTATGGGTGTTGCACAGATAGGTGTCACAGATGCCGACTTATGAGTTCAAATGCAGTGTGTGCCAAATTAGTATTGAAGTCGAAAAGTCGATACATGAGGAAAGCCAGCCATTGTGTTGTGGACAAAACATGAGTCGTACCTACTCAACCTTTGGTGTTGCATTTAAGGGTAAAGGCTGGGGTCATCAATGATCACAGTCCTTATGGGCGCACCTGGGGCTGGTAAATCAACCTGGGTCGCAGCTAACAAAACAGGTCTGGAATACATCTACAACACGGAGGCAGTACGAGTCAATCGTGACTTAGATGTGGGCAGATACATGTTTGTGTTACGTCAAAAGGCTGTTACAGCTGTTGAGGCGGGGCAAGACCTCATTGCTGACGGTACACACACAATACGCACACACCGCACGGTTTGGCTTAACCTTGCCAAACGCTTGTCATTGCCAACAAAACTAATTGTCTTTAACACCAGCTATGAAACTTGTTTGCAGGTACAGCTGCAACGTCAACACCCAGCACCAGCAAAGATCGTGCGCGAACATCATGGGCGCATGCGACGTGCAATGGGTGAAATTAAGCTAGAGGATTGGGGTCACATTGAAATCATTACACGATAAGTTATCCACAGATGTTATCCACAGGGTGTGCGCAACGCCCAACAGCACGCTCAATAGGCTGTTAAACTTGACAGGCTTGGTACGCTGGTTTCGCTTGAAGCGAGCCGCTGAGGCGGGTAGCTCGCAAGGGCGCAATCGGCTAATGGGCAAGGTCTATGCCATTGCGGCATTGCTTTCAAT